GCCTGACTGGAACCTCGGGTCTTCAAAGGTGCCGCCTGTGAATATCTCAGAGCTTGCCCTGAACGCACCCATAGGCCACGCCAAAAAACGCCCAAGTCTTTCACGTTCTCTTGGACGTGTGGCAGCACCACGGGTGGCAAACCTGCCAAGGCCAGGCTGATACCGATTGGCGTGCATGGCACCAGGGTCAAAGAACTCGCCCTCTTCCAGCATCATTTGCTGGCCCGTGAACATACGCGCCTGGAACTGTGGAGCCCAGCGATTCCAAGAGCGCGTAGCTAGCGGGTGACTGGACGAACTGCCCCAGGGAACCTCACCAGCGTAGTTCTGCGGTATACCAGGGAACCCGCCAAGGTGCCTAGAGAATGCCCTCTGCCCCAGGCGCTGAGCCTCCTGCGGGTCTATCTCTGGGTCTAGCCTGCGTACCGCTGACTGTGCGGAGTACAGAGCCTCACCGATAGTACTTGTGGGCGGCCTGAACCTCTGCCCAGAAAGCCCTATCTGCTGCGGCTGTATTAGCTTGCCGTCCACCCTATACAGACCGCCTGGCAGTACCTCTATTCTTTTGTGGAACCCAGGACCGCCGCCAAGCCCCCCGACCTGTGCCTCCCACTGGTTCGGGCCAACTGGCGTAAGCCCCGATATATCAAGGCCCTGCTCCGATAGCATCTGGAGCAGCTGCATTTTTTGCGGATCAATCGGCATTACGGTCCTCCCATAGGTGAACCTACCGCCTCCATACTCGCTTCATACACAGCACCAGCTAGGTCTATCAAATCCCACACCCATGCAGGCTGGTCCTGCAACCCGCCCTCCCAGAGCAGGTTGCCAGGCCAGCGCTGTAGTTCTAGGTAAAGTGCAAGCATATCAGGTAGCTCGGGTACAGGGATTTTGCCTAAGTTAACATCGCCAAACTCTGCCTTGTGCTCCTGGTACTGTCTCTGGTACGCGGCACGCTTGGCAACATAGTCCTGCACTTCTTGTATTAGCTGGTGCTTTATGCTTCCCCCTGGTCACCACCCCAACCAAAGGGCGGGTGCCATTCCTGCAAAAGCTCCACGATTTCGTCAGCGACCAAACCGTCCATCTGATGCCACTTCTTGTAGAAACCCTCTCTTGCCTTCTGCCCTAGCCCCTTCTGGGCGACACGGCACGAAGTCCCAGGCACAAAGACCAGGGACTGCTCCTCATCGTCATGGGGCAGGTTGCTCTCCACAAGACAGAGGCATACCATCTCAGATTCTAGGACTGAAACGGGTACACGGTCACGCTGCCTCATCTCGCCCTGCGACTCGCTGGACCAGATAAGCTCGGACTGTGCTTGCATAGCGTCGATTTGTTCCTGTTCCCAACGCTTGGGGCGCTGGAACCTGACCCAGGTATCACCATCAGGGTCAAACTTCTCTAGGAACAGCTTCTCGGAGATTACCGTACCACTCACTGGCTTAGCCATCTTTGCTTCCTCCCTCAATCTATTCATTTGTTTTATGCGGGGGGTGGCATCAAGGATGATACCACCCCCGCTTTTTACTACGTTAGTCTTCTTTATTTCCTCAGGAAATGGAATGATTACCGCTGTTTTCGGCTGCTGCCCAGGTCGCGGCACTTCATTACTACTAGCCGACTCGCTGGCACTAGCCAAACGTTCTCGCCATCCCATACTCTGACGATCTCCTCATTGCCAGCCCAGGACACAACGTATCGGGCTTCGGGACCTAGACCGTACTGCTCTACGTCCTCACCTTCCAGCACCTTCAGGAAGTATTCACTCATTGGTTTGCCTCCAGTTGTTGTTTAGGCTTACGTAGGCCAGGTGTAGCTAGCCGTTCCATTCCGAAGTCTCATGTACCAGTCGAATCCGCTTGACGCATCAGCGACTGACCCAACCACCTGGAACTCCACAAGAAGCACCAGAGATGTCCGCAGGAGACTGCATGTGGACATCAAGCGACGTGCTATACACCTCAGGTTGCCAGGCCGTACCGTTCCAGAAGAAGTTGTCGTAGAAGGTCTTGGTCTCCCACAGGTACGTGAAGGTAGCCGTGATTGCGCGTGTGAGCACCGGGAAGTCAAAGGGGTAGTAATCCCCGACAACCAGCACTCGGCGCAAGTCAGGCACGACATTGGCAACTTCGATGCTTGCAGCCGTGGCGGTAGAGATTTCACTACCATCAGGTGCCTCAAGTGCACCACGGCACGCAATCGGCACGGACGTTTCATCCTTGCCATCGTTGAAGCTCTCGGTCTGGCTTGAGGGAGAGCTAATGGTACGCCCGATGCACTCGAACCTCATGGTGCTGTACTCACCGGGAGTCACACCAATCAGCATCCGAGTCGGTACAAGGTCTTCCATCTTCTCCAGCAAGTCAGTCGTGCCAGGAACAAGACGGTAGCCAGTGAGATACTTGCCAGGGGCAGTCTCGTCAGCGGCTGAAGGGAAGTAGTGCTCGTAGTAATTCCCACCGTCCATAGAGTTACTGGTCACGCTTCCAGCAAACGCATACAGCAGCCACCCAAGGTAGTCATCAAGCGCGGGCGGGAAGATGCCAGCACCCCCACCGAAGGCAGCGGTCTTGATGCTACCCCCAGGCAGGAAGCTGCCACCAACCAGCGGCCCGATGTTACGGGTAATCTGCTGTGGTGCCAGGTCGAACATGTTGCCTCGGAACCCGTAGAAGGTGTCTGCGTCATCCCCCTTCTCTACCTGAGGACCGTACCAGACCTTTCCTAGGCTTCCAGATTGCAAACTCATTTGCGATTCCTCCTGTATATTTCCTGATAGGCGTTCCACCACAGGGGCCACTGTCGTTCGATGGAGCGGTTAGCCCACACCCACTAGCGACCCTTCATCTGATAGCGCATACGCCTATTGTCGTCGGATACTAGGTCCGAAATGGCCTTGTACCACGCTTCCGATTCGTGCTCAACGATTATGCCACGCTTGTTGCCCCACCCTACTGCCTTGCCGTAGTAGTTCATCGGTGAGGCTATCACAGCCGTGCCACCCTTCCTGCCGTTAGGCAGGTCTCTCCCCGATGCCATGCCTTCGATTGCCTTGATAGCGCTCTTGGCATGGTTGAACGGGTCATCAGGCTCCACGGGACAGAGTGTGATGTCTGACTGCCGTATGATGCCAGGGTACTTGGTGTAGTCCCTGAACGTGTTATCGGCATAGACTCTGTGAGGATACTGTGCCACAAGCCCTGCCAGGTAGTCTGGTATGTAGCCCTGCAACAGCAGTGCCGCGTTGCCATTCTCCGACAGGATTCTAGGCAGCACATCCTCCAGCACACGCCAGTCCTCATAGTGCGTGATGCTACCAGTCAACCCAAGTACAACAAAGTCCTCAGGCCAGCGGGTCCACCGATCCCAGTTCTGCCATTCCTCAAACTTCACACAGTTTGGTAGGATGTGGATCGGGACACCAGGCGCGTAGTTCTGTATTAGCCTACGCATGTAGGGTGTGGTCACGGTGACCGCATCGCCAAGCTTCAGCAGTGGTGCCTTCCAGCCCGTATGGTAGGGGTCTGTGCCGTGGCATCAGCCACATATCGTAGTCAGTAGGCTTTACCTTGTACTGACGACTCCTGCCGGCCCATTCCCTGACTTTGTTAAGCGGAGCCCAGTCCATCACAGAACCTGGAACCTTCTCACGAATCTCCTCAAAGGGGATTCGGACTCGGTACTGTTCACAGCCACCCATCACGCCATCATCGCGCAAGTGGACGGCGAGAACAGTTGGGTTCAGTGGCTTACCAGGCATCTGTACTCCATGCTACTGAGCATACATAGTAAAACTGCACGTACTTGCGAACTATTAGAGCTTCTCCCTCTTCGTAAGAGGTCCAAGAGTCACCGAAGAACGGGCCTCTTTGAACGGTGTTGCCAAAGTCATCCGTGACCAGCGAGTCAGTGCCTATCTTAGGGCCAGCGTCTTGCAGAGACTTTCTTGTCCTCTGCTCTATGATGCTGGCGAGTTGCCCGACTTCCCTGCGTTCCAGGTTCACGTCAGGTATCTCGTCACCCCAGATTTCAAGCTCTACGGTGAAGGCGTAAGCCATCTGGCTACCACCACCCACCAGCTCAAACCCTGAGATGGTCCTTAGCTCTGCTTGCATTTCATTGTAGGGCTGTCCGATGAACCCACCCATGCGGCGTGGAGTCTTGTAGCGGACTGGTCGATGCGGCCATGAACTAGGACTGTTCGGGTCGTTTTCGTGGATCATGATGTCCACGCCTTGTGGGTCGTCCTGCTTCGGCCCTACTTTGATTAGTCTGAGATAACTGGCATCGTCCTCAGATATGTCCGCCTGGAGCTTCTCGGTCAGCAACGCCACCACGTCATCCATGATGATGTCAGCGATGCCTTCCTCGGTCGGCATAGTGACTGTCATTAGGAGCGCCCCTCTGGAACAAACTCCCAGGTTGTTGGCACAGCGTTTTCCTCCATTAGCTCGTTGTACATCAGTTTGTACCGTTCTGCTTGCTCAGCAAGTGGGTTGCCCACGTTGAGATCGGCTTTCCTGGCCCACTGCTCCAGCCGCGCCCTAGACGCGGCATGGGGCAGGTAGGCCAGGTATGCAGCGTAGTACAACACCGCCAACTCTCCCCACGCATACCGCCTTAGGTCCAGGGTGTCAGAGTCCGCTACAAGCGGAGTGTGCTTAGCCCTGTAGTAGACCGTGAAGGTATCACCACTTACTGGCAACCTTGGAAGATAGAAGTGGGCATCCGTTGGGAACCCTTCAACGAACCGCCTGGGCTCGTCGTTGGACACGAATGCACCTGGCTTTATCTTCATAGGAGATAGATACTCCTGTGTGGAACCAGACTCGAAATACCCATGCACCCAGTCCACCACCACGCAGTTCTCTGGTAGCGTGTACTCATGCTGGTCAGCAACCACCGTGTAGGAGTTACTGGATAGCATAGGCAAGTCGGTCGTCCACTTGACAACAGCCAAGTTGATGAACCTATTAAGGTCAGCCTCGGTCCACTTCTTGGCGTCCGTGTCTTTGACGAACGTCTGCAAAGTAGTCCTAAGCGTAGAGAGAGCGACAGTAGCCATTATTCATTCCCGTATAGCTTGTTGCCCCACGCGGAGATGTAGCCAGCACTGAAGATGACCACAGCCGTTTCGGGACGGAACAGACCATAGTTGTGCACACTGTCCCACGTCACGCGGTACATGGCCTCTCGGTCATCAATCGCGGGCGGGAACATTACCTTGGGCGGCGCCTGTTATTGGCGGTGTCCACGGACTGAATCACTCGGTCCACCTTCATGCCATCGGTCGGCAGCGGGGCGTTCACAACGGTATAAGGCGCGGTCGCACCGTCAGAGCGCAATACGTGGACTGAAACCTTGTCGCCAACGTCATAGTCCGTGATTGCACCTTCCAGGTGTGTCCCGAGCTGCACATACCGCGTCGGCCCACTGGTCTGACCAACCTTGTAGGCACCGTGCACAGGGGTCGAAGGAGCCGGCGCACCATCCCCCGCGCTGATTGCCGTGGTAATCGTGGCCTGAGCCTTGATGGTACCACAGTTCCAGAGCGTATTGATGGGATGCTGGACGTAGCGCAAGCCCTTGTACATGCCCATCTCATACCGCAGAAGGGCGGCGGCACGGGCATCGTTGTACTGAGCCCTGCCAATATACGTGGAGTCCTGCTGCGCCTGATAAATCTGCCCTGGCGAAGCGAAAGCGACCGCGTTCACCCCGTTGGGGTTGTTCGGGTCTAGCACTTCGTTGTAGGCAAACTCCAGACAGACGTCCATCGCCAGGTCGGGGTCGAACACGTCTGCCGAACTGATGTCGCCAAAGCCAGTCCCGCCACCCTGGATGTAGCTGATAGGCAGAGTCAGGAACGCATTCCTAATTCGCTTCTCAAAGTGGTCGATAATGGCCTTCTGCATCAGGTCACGGCAGAGCGGAGCGAGAGTTCCAGCCTGTCGGCCAGACGAACGGAAGAAGGTGATTAGCTCATCGTACTTATTGAGAGCAATCTTTCCACCGTGCGACTCCAGCTCAAGTTCAACCTGCCAGCCATCTGGATGCATGGTCGGGAGCCACAAGTCCCTAGCACCAATTGCATTGATGTTAGGCTCTAGGTTCCAGAGACCAGTCCAGATCATCTTCTTGGTCCGAACCGCAGTGAAGTCAACCTTGACAGGAACGAGCTGCGAGTAGTTACTACCCTGACGGAACGCCCTCTGAAGCTCAGGGACGTACCAGTCACGTTCCTTAATATCAATGGCTGACCACGGTTCTAGACCGTAATAGGTGTCGAAATCACCAGTAGCCATTCCATTTTCCTCCTGTAGTTTTAGCTACCAGGACTCGGTTGTTTCATCATGAAGCCTTCCAGATGCCCTACCTTGCCTTGAATCTGCCTGATTGTCTCAGCCAGCTCTCCAGCACCCATCCAGGGCGAAGTCTGGTGCGGCAGATGCTTACCTACCTTTTCGTGTAGGTCGTAGTACTCCTGCTGAACTCGCGCTTGCTCATCAGGGGCCATTGAGTCCAAGCTGGGGTCGCTGTACTGCTCCTTGACCTTGTAGTACCTGTCTACTAGGTCGTTCCAACCTGGCTGCTGGGGCGCTCCAGGCGATACGCCAGGAGTCCAGCCCTCAGTCATAGCCTGCTGAGTTGCTTGCTGGGCCCGTTGCGTAGTACCCCCGATTTTGGAAATGAAACCTTCAATGGCCTCGCGCTGGCCTTTGTCGTTAACAGTTCCGTCATCGTTGAGGTCGGGCGCAACGACTGGGATGTTTTCTCTGAATTGCGCCAACCCCAGGTCGGGGTGCTTGCCCATATACTCAAACAAGAGTTTGTCGCGATGCAAGACTGCATCACGCTCTGCCATGGCCTCAAGATAATCCTGAGTCCCGCTGTCGGTCTGTTGTGCAGGAGTTTGCTGCTCCGCAGGTTTCGGCCCAGGCCTTGGCTGCTCTTGCGTCTGCTGAGGCGCTTGCATCAGCTTCTGCTCAAGCTCGGAGAACTTCGCGCCAAGCTGGTCTACCGTAGTAGCCATCTGCTTGTTGTCAGCCTCCCACTTCTGCCTGTCCTCTTCGTATTTCCTGCTCAGACCACGATAACTTGCTTCCCAGTCCCTTCCACCTGGCTGCTGCCCCTGTCCCTGTACTGGATTGGGGAACTGCCGTGTACTGTCCGGGCCGGCCATTGTTGCGGCAGTACCCTGCGACATTTGCGTGTCGGGGGGAGTACCGGACTCTGGCGACTGCGGCACTTGCTCAGTCATTACTTCCTCCGTAAAGATATATTTCCTAAAGCTGCCCAATTAAGGGGGCTTAGGTTACTTCTTTTGGGCGGCACGCGCCCGTTTGACTGCCGCTTTTCAAGCGGCGTTGTTATTCTTGTTGGCCCACGAACTGGCGCGGGACAGCACAGACGATGCTGACACACCCTTGCCGTGATGCCTCAGCTTCACCGCCGATATGCAGCTTTTCTGGTCAAAGATAGGGTACTTGCCACCCTTGCCGCCAGACTTCTTTCTAGCAGACTCGGTTACGTTCCCCTTCTTAGTTCTGTCTGGCATGGCTCACCCCCCCCT